GGAATGTGAATTTAGACAGGAAATCAGTTAGAGCTTGCAGAAAAAGTCAACAGTACTTAGTTAAATTGCTACAAGCAAAACATGAAGATGCACGTTTATCTTATGAATTGGGACGTGCAAAACATTGTGCAGATTTGATGGGGAATGGAGTCAGGTTTAAGAAAGGAACTAAGTATGCAATTCTTTGTGACGACATCGAACTTGTTTCTAAACCTAATACGTTAATAGACCATACGCACTCTATTTCCGAGCCTCTCGTTGAGCCTTCCGACGTTCAGAGTAAGAAAGAACCTTCGGCTGTTTCCCCCTAAGAGCTAATAACTTTTTAGTTATCTTTTTCGAAAATGATTTTATTTGACCTTTTAATTGTTTTTGAATGAACTTTGCTACAGGTTGACCAATTGCAGTTACAGCAATAACTGATCCCACCGCAATAGCTGAT